CGTGGTCGAAGGAGTTTGGGTATATTGTTAGTTATCATTGTGTATATATAAACAAATTACTTCAATTTATTATTATATTATTATTATTATTACAACTCCTTCGACTGTCGTCTCCGGAGTTCCCTCGCTCACCGGCGCATTCGGCTACGGCTCGCTCCAACCTTTTCTCATTTCAAACTCATTCGACTACGTCTACGGAGTCCCCTTCGGAAAACGCCGATTTTTCACAGCACTTTAGCTCCGATGTCTTTCAGATAATTCATATTTCGATTGAAACCGTTTGGATAATAATATTTTTTTTCACTTTTATTTTGTTTTTTTCTTGTTTTTGATAAAGACCCGCCTCTAATATTTGAGAGTTGTATCTCCCAATCAAAGTTTGAAAATACTCCCTTCAAATAATAGTTCATAAACTCTTTTATCCATGGCCTTAAAAGACGACATCTGTCTTGTTTTGGAATTAAATGAAAGAACTCCGAATAAGTTTTAGAGTTTGTGTAAAAGTTTTCAAGTTCCACACGAATATTCATTGGGACTTTTGTAATTTTAAGAAAATCAATATATTCTGTTGGTTTTTCAGTTATATCATTTAACATTTTATTAACACGAACGCGGTAAGCATTTTGTTTTGTAGTATCTTCTTGAACCGCACGAAAATATTTTTCATACCAAGATTCACCATTGTATGCAATTGATAAATAGTATAATGGCATTGGAACTGGAGGAAAACGGAGGCGATAGCCAAAGTTTTCCGAGGGAACTCCGTAGACGTAGTCGAAGGAGTTTAAATTGGTTCCTTTTTTTATTGGCCTTGACCGATTTTTTTCCAGGTCTTCGTCAGTTGCGCATTCAATTGAAGACATATCATCAAATCTAATTTTTTTCAGTTCTGGATGCAAACTTTTAATATGCATTAAAAGTGTTTTTATCATAATAATAGAACCTTCACCTCTACCAAGTGGCTCATAAAGAGAGCATTCTTCGTCATACATTGCGTGTGGAATAGAAGCCGAAACTACCACATTGTTATCAAATTGAACCGAAATATTAACACAATCGCGGATATTTCCACCTATTTTATAATTAATTCCTGTTATAACACCATTCCATGTTTCAATATTATTAGTTATAAAAAATGTATATTTGCCCTTTTTTACTTCCATTTGTATATTACATACAAATAAAAAGTTAGTTTTATCTTCAAACATTATCAAATAAACATTTGTCCACTTTTTTTGGAGGAAAACGGAGGCTTAAGCGCAGCAAAAGCCGAAGTTTTCCGAGGGAACTCCGTAGACGTAGTCGAAGGAGTTTAATAATTTATTGTGGAGCGAGCCGAAGCCGTAGGCGCCGGTTGTAAGCGTAGCGAAAAGCAAGGGAACTCCGTAGACGTAGTCGAAGGAGTTTGAAATGAAAAAAGGTGTAATATATTATTATTATTAAATAAAATTGAAATAAACCTTATAATATCACTAATATAATAAATCAAACAGAAATCATGGTAAAAAACGTAAAAGGTGGAAGTGGTCATAAAAGTCAAGCGCGTAAATTTACGACAGATAATACGCAAAAGCAATCAGTCAGAACACGTCTTTCGGTAGATGTATCTGAAATCTACGCACAAGTTACAGCAGTACTAGGAAATGGTATGTGTCATGTTATATGCGCAGACAATACAAAACGTCTATGCATCATTCGCGGCAAATTTAGTGGAAGATTGAAGCGAGATAATATAATAAATAGTGGTAAATGGGTGTTAGTTGGTCTCCGTGAATTTGAAACAAAAAAAACGGGATTAGGAAAAGATTTGGATAAATGTGATTTATTAGAGGTGTATTCAGACCTGGATAAGGACAAGTTAAGAGCTCAAGTAACTACCATTAATTGGAATATATTTATGGCGAATGATTGTGCGAACGCATTTACTCCAGCAAAAGATTTTACAGTTGATTTTGTAGACGACCGAACAGATGAATATACCAAATTAACAAAATTAGAAATAAGTGGAGAAGCGCCCAAAAATATATCATTAAAAAGTCTTAAAATTCCAAGTCTTAAAATTCCAAGTCTTAAAGAAGAAGATGAAGATGAAGATGAAGATAAAGCTGTTAATATTGATGATATTTAGGGGGATTGGGTGAGCCGTAGCGTCAGCGGAGGTGAGCGACTGGAACACGGATGTGAGCAAAGTGAACAGAAGTGTTCTGATGAAGGAATAAAAAATAAACTTAAAGACAATACAACATAAAATAATATAATAAAAATATATACTATTTTAGATAATACCATCTTTTTTTAATGCAACCAGTACCAGTACCAGAATCAAAATATCGCGCACCAACAAACGCATTTACAAATATTGTTAAAACGAACATTTATAAAAAAAAGGAGTATACGCATACAGAGAATGATTTTCCAGAATTAATTGTACCATCAACAACTCCTTCGACTAACGTTTCCGGAGTTCAGTCGCTCACTGTCGCCGAAGACGCCGGTGAGCGAAGGAGTTTAAATTATAAAACAGCATCTACTACCGTAATAAATATAGTTGAAACGGTTAAATTAACACCCGGATGGGCTTATTTAAGTTATAATTACGGTGACGAAAATAAACGAACATCCGGAGACGTTAGTCGAAGGAATTGTTTTAAATGTGAATACGAACCAGTCAAAATTCCACGTGAGAAGACCTTTAACGAAGAAGCAAATATAGTATTCGATAAAATGGTAGACACCTGGGAAAAATATAAAACCGAATTTATTGAAGTACATGGATTAGAATATTACGAATCATTATATAAAATGCCAAATTATCAATATTCAAATGTTGATAATGATGAGAGTGATATCGATGATTGTGAAAATGATGATTATGATGAATATGATGATTATTATTCTAGAATAACCACATCCAAAAAATTCGATTCGGTATAATAAATATTGTATTATAGAATTATAGTATAATACAATTAATGGACACAAAAGAGGAATCTAAATCTGATTTAGAATCTGATTTAGAATTAGAAGAGACAGAATTAGATAGTAAATGGATAGAAGATTTTAAAAACCACGATAAAAACTACGAATCATTCTATACCGAAGATATAAATCATATACATTTTCATTGTATTTATGTAAACCAAAACAATGATATTGAAAAAATAAAAGAAGAAAAATTATTAATGAAAACCCCCAACTACATTTCAAGAGATGAAATGATTGGAATACTTAAAAAAAACAGTATAATAAATAACAAAAGATACATAGTATTGTCAATTGTCAAATACAACATTAATCTTGAACCATCTGATATAAATTTCTTTTTAAAACCGTGTAAACGTCTAGATTCTACTTTTTTAACGAGTGTAACAAATATAGACGCAATACCCTTAGAGAAATCAATATCAATGTTTCAAGATTTAAATGATATATTTATTATTTTTTCAGAAAATATTGGAAAATCGTCAAAAATAGACACAAAATCACTAAATAACACAAGACGTGTTTATATTAACAAGAGAAATCGTCGTAAAAAAACATTAAGAAATATGATTTAAAGCTAAAAAAATAAAATATATCAGTAAATGGCAGCACTTATAAACGCTCTTGATTCTAATACTCCTATACAAACTGGTGTCCAAGAACGGTCTTGGTCTTCCGACCTATCAGAAAAGATCCTCCAATTAAGTTTTCAAATGGTTCGATGTGATTCTTCTAGCGCAATAGAATCATTATCCAGTCAATTAAGACATATATTGGAAAATTTGATTGGTGGATATAAATCAGGACACGTAATATATGATGTATACAAAGAATCAATGACAGTACTATATAAAATGATTGGATATACGCGTGATATTATTGGTGGAAAGGGAGAATACGCGCTCTCTTATATGCAAATTTTTGTATGGAATAGTTTTTCCCCCGAATTAGCCCAATATGCTCTCCTTATGTTTGTAACATCTACCTCAGGTGACCACCCATTTGGTTCGTGGAAAGACATTAAATATTTCTGTAATTATTGTAAACAGAAATATATGTCTGTGACAGACCCTCTGATACAATATGCGTTTTCACTTATAAACGCACAATTAGCAGAAGATGTTAACGCAACAACAAAATCCTTGGTAGCAAAGTGGATTCCGCGTGAAAAATCCAGAAAATTCGGATGGATTTACCAAGAATTAGCGTATTCTTATTTCAAATCATATTTACTTTCTGCAAAAACATCAGAACAACGCTATCGCTCTCAATTAAAATGTAAATCAGAATATCGCAAACTTGTATCGAATCTGAATCGAATGATTGATACGGTTCAAATTAAACAATGTGCAAATAACTGGGCTGATATTGATCATTCAAATACGACTTCTATAACCATCTCAAAACAAAAGCACGCGTTTTTAAATATTACGAAAGATAATAAACCACGAAATGAACTAGAAGACCGTATTATTTGTGCATATAATTTTAAAAATCATTTAGGACCTCGCGAATATATAAAACCCCAAACTCCTTCGACTAACGTCTCCAGAGTTCCCTCGCTTCACGTTATGGGGCGACTGGAACACGGATGTGAGCAAAGTGAAGAGAAGTGTTCCGAAGGAGTTTGGAGGAAAACGGGGGCGATAGCCGAAGTTTTCCGAGGGAACTCCGTAGACGTAGTCGAAGGAGTTCGACGGGTTCCGACTACATTCTATGATGAGTTCTATTATATGGATGAGCCAAGATATCACTGTTTAGAAGATAAAATCGCAGAAATGTTATAGGCAAATTTACAAATTTATTTTAAATGTTTAATTCAATATGAATAATCCGAATAAAAAAACGGCCATAGTAGTATTAACAAGAGGATATACGCAAATTCAGAAATACAACACATTAATCCAACGGAATAAACATATATTAAAAAATCTAGACGAAACAAATAAGTCGATAGACAACATCATATTTCACGAAGGTAATATTTTAGAAGAACATCAATTATATATATCATCATTTACACCACAATTGAATTTAAAATTTATTTGTATTGCGGATAAAGCATTCAATCCCGATAAGAAAAATATACAAACGTATAGTCAAACTAACAGTTTTGGGTTGAATTATAGACACATGTGTTCATTTTGGTTTGTCGATTTTTGGAATTATGTAGAAGAATATGATATGATTTTAAGAATAGACGAGGATTGTATAATAGATTTTAATATTTCACATATATTCAATAATTTAACTAATAGTCTTACGATATATGGTATGTGGACAATGGACCAAGAATTTGTAACACACGGATTGAACAAATTTACCTTGAATTTTTTAAAGGCAAACAATATAAAAACATCGGTTATTTTTCAACAACCGTCTGGTCCATATACAAATGTGATCGGATTAAACTTACAACTATTACGAAAAAATGAAATGCTTAAAAAATATATAGAAAAGGTAAAACAACACAATTATATTTATATTTTTAGATGGGGAGATCTTCCCTTATGGGGCGAAGCATTTTATTATTTATGTGACAAAAGTTTATGTTTAAAATCGAGTAAAATAAAATATTTTCACGGTAGTCATAATTTTTTTGTTGGTCCTAACAATAATAACCCCAATAATAACCCCAATAACAATAACAAAATGCCTATGCAATTACAAATTTAGAAAATGGTATATTATAAATAACACTACACCACTGACTGAATCCGCTACCCCAATTATAAGAAGAAAACGATATAATTTGATAAGATTTTGACATTAAATAAAAATCCAACAATGTATTCATAATGGATTCATCCGTTTGATCTGTCGATTCACCCAAATGCGTTATATTATTGGAATGAATAATTACATTTGGAAAAATCTTTTTAATAATTTGTTTGATTTGGTCATTATCACTCAAAATTAAATATGTATTCGAAGAGCGAATGCTTTTCAATAAAATAGACAACACTTTGCTCACAAGGATTTCACTTAATTTGTTATTTTTAAGAAAATACGTATCCCCACACCGAATATGAATAACGGCATATTGATTTGTTTTTAATCCCAATGTAATCATATTGTCG